GAATTACTGTTATAAACGAACTTAAAAAAGCAACGCCTAATAATTCAAATAGTTCTGCGTCTATAATTCCTGTTGAGTTGGCTAAATATAAAGATATAGCCGATTGTAAGCCTGTACGAAATGCCTTTGAAAACATAAACTTCCAATAAGCTTTCCAATTACTTTTATTCATTCTTCCTCCAATATTGAGATTTGTTTTATATTATATTTGGAGCATTCTTTGTTTCTACAATGGAAACCTTTATTTTTATTATTATAGTCCATGTGTAAAAAATTTTTACATTCGGGACAAGATATTTTCAATTTACCTCCTAAAGAGGTGCAATTCCTTTTGTTATATAGTTTTTAATTATGTTTGTATTGTTGTATATTTGATCTAATTTATCTTCATTGCTTGGCTTTGATTCGCCATAATTTTTTGATAAATTTATTGCGGTAATTTCTAATGTTACTTTTTCTCCTGCGTTCATAGATTTCGCAACTTTGTCATAAAATTTTTTATACGCATTTCTGCTTGAGCCAATAAACCCGTCTTTGCTAATGTCTAAATCTTGTTGAGTATCGCCAACCAAAACGCAACCTGCGGAATTTTCGTCGGTATTACCACTATGAAAAAGCACCCATTTAAAATTTGGAATGTCTTTTATTTCCAACATTCCGTAATGATCCGCGCCATAACGTGCTGAATATTTATTATGAAATCCACCCTCTTTTCTATATTCTACGGGATATGTTCCATAAGGTATTGCGGTTTCTCCATATACTTTAACGTCGCGTATTTCGTCCTCTAATGTATAGCATTCAAAAACGCCGTCTAAAAACAACATTCCATTTGTTGCGTCATCTCCAAATTGATGACGAACTAAACTAATTTTCATTATTCAGGCTTTGGATTATCGGCTTTGACTTGCGCAATATGGTCAGGCCAATTTGTAGTGTCATTGACTGCGTCCCAATATTGCATGTCTAATTGTTCGGGGATCGGTAAATATGCCTCTTGTCTTGCTCTTTTATAACCGTTGTTATATTCGTCAAGAATTGAGTTTTTACGATCCTCTATTGCTTGTGTATAATCCGCGTCTTCAAATTCTAGACGCTCATCATTTACTTGTTTATATAATGGCTTAGCGTCCTCAATTTCTTGAGTTGCTTGATCCATTGCTTGTTCTTCTGTCATATAATCTCCATTCTAGTCATATATTTTATTTTTTTAATCCATACAAAACGCATTTTCCACCTGCGTATGTACTGCTTGTTAATGAGAATTGTAATCCTTTTGCGAGTTGGTTAACAGTATGTACTGCTCCACCCGCAGTACCCATTAGCTCATCTCCGTCATAGCCAAAAGAATTCATTTCTACTGTAAGAAAATTAAACCCACTCGCATGATTAAAATTAAAAAGATATAACGCCCCATTTGAGTTAAAACCTGTACCACCCCTAAATAAATAGTTAAAATTCTGCCATTTGTCTTGATTTGTGTCGGGGAGGTTGTCATAAGTAGTAGAACTTCTAAAACCTAAAAACGCATAATCATAATTAGAAGTTGTATCAGCAGAATTATCGCTTTTTAATATTCTGCAATTTATTCTTGCGTCATTAGTAGTAGAGGTTAATTGTATTTTGTTTAATACAACTTTATAAACGTCGTATGAATTGTCCCAATCGCTACCGCCAATATCAAAAGTAGAAACCCCGCTACCAACCGTTGTTTCCGCAATTTTAATTAAACTTCCTTTCATGCTATTACTCCATATACGTTTATTCTTGCGCTAATATTTCCTGATCCTCTATTGAAAAAATTTATACCCGTAATTTGTTCCGCTCCTTTATGAACGCCCATACCTTTATAACCCAATGTATTAGTTGTGTCATAAGCGGTTATGTCTTGAAATTGCGTATAAGTAAAACTATTACTGTCATTAGGATTAAAAACATGCGCGGAAAATCCCGCTTGTAGTGCCTCTCCGTTTGCATTACTTGAATCAAAACCAACTAAAAAGCTAGATCCATTTTCGTTTCTTAATTGTTGATAACTTGCATAATTTCTTAGCTGTAAATCAGCGTAATTATATTCATTGTCTGTTATAACGTTTCCGCTACTATCTAAAAATCTCATACCGCCTGCGTTGTTAGTCCCGACATATTTCCATTTACTAACCGTGATCATATATACATCATATAAAGAACTAAAACAATCGCTTACCGATACCGACGCAACATCAAAACCGCTTGCGGATTTAATAAATTGTAAATTGCTACTCATTTAAAACTCCTTTATTCCGTACAAGCTCGCCGTTCCGCTAGTAAATGCGGACACCGAAGTTTGCTCTCCAATTCTAATTCCATTAATAACTTCTTGTACAGTATAAACCCCACCGCCAAACGAGGATCCAAAACCTCCTGCCCCGCTTGTTCCTGTATATGAACTATTATGTGTAACATGAGTAAATTTATTTTTGTCATTAGGATTATGAATAAAAATATAACCATTAAAAGCGTCAGACGTTTCAACGTCTCCTCCAAGTCTTATGCTTGATTGACTATTGCTTTTTCTTTCCTCAAAAGTACCATTTGCAAAACATCTTTGGTTAGCAAAATTATAATTACTTGTTTCATAGCTTGAGCCACTATCATTTGACAATTTTATGCCGAACTCCGTTTGAGTAGTCGGAACTAAATTTGTTAATGTAATAAAAAATGAATTATGATCGCTAAATTTATCGACAAAATCAATTGTACTTGAGCTTGCAGTTGAAGTAATAATATGTTCTAATTGGCCAATTTGTGTAAATTTATTTGCTCTTGTTAGATCATAAATGTCCGTTGGCGAAAAAATCCCATTGTTATTACCAAAGCTTTGCTCAGGAGATTCGGGTATATATCCAAATTCATTGCTCATGCTAATACCTCATATAAGGCAACCGTTCCGCTTGATATATTGCTTGTTGGAGATACTAATTTAATTTCAATTCCGTCAACGGCAGTAGTTTGCGTATATACTCCACCACCCTGCATTCCTAACAATGTTGATCCGTCCTCCGCAATGTAGCTAGTTTCATAGGTTGTATAAGTATATTCACTACTATCGTTCGCGTTAAAAATATTTACTATTCCGTTAAATCCTTTTCCTACTGTATTGTTTAAACTTCCTGATAATAAAAAACCTGTTTGATTTGTGTCTGCAAGATCAGAAAAAGTTGTATCACTTCTTGTTTGTTTAGCGCTTCGGTCGTAATCGCTATCTCCACTACCCGTTCCGCTTTCGGTAAGGCGCAATTGTACGTCAGCATTAATTGTTGAGGGTGTAATATTTGTCATTACTAATTGATAAGCATTATTCGTATCAATGCCCGTTAATAAAATTGACGACACCGCAGTATCAACAATAGATTTATTTACTTGAACTAATTTTGCTGACATTATGTATCAACTCGCAATCCATACGTTTGTATTTTTCCGCCCCCTGCAAATTCACTAGCGCTCTCGTTTAATTCAATTTGAAACCCCGTAATGCTCATTAATTGTGGATAAACACCAATGCCTTTATACATTCTTAAATTATCGCTTGGCCTACCTACGCTCTGCCACATTGCAAAAGTATAACCCGCAGAAGTTGTCGGCATAAATACATACCCAACATTACTTCCTGCTTGTCCGCTATCATCTACGGAGTTAAAAAAGTTAAATAATCTAACCTCTGATCCCTTATTTTCGCTAAATGTTGTTTCTGCTTTTAAAACTTGTTGCGCATATACATACCCGCTTGTTATTAACGCATTACTTGAATTTATAAATCTTAAATTATTTCCGCTAGACGTTGAGTTATTTCCTAACATATTAGATCCAACAATTTTATATATTTGAAAGTCGTCGGTAAAAACATCAGTAACGTTAATTAATCTAACCCCTGCCGTTGTTGTAGTTTCGTTTATTAGTCGTAAATTACTCATAACATTTTTATCCCATATAAATTTGCCGTTGCGCTTGCAAAAGATGAAGAAGTTATAAGCAATCTAATAGCATTTATTGTTTCTGTTTGCATATACAAGCCACCTCCGTATGTTGAAATAAAATCGGGATCCTGCGTCATTCCTGAGAGATGATGAGTTGTGTTTGAATATAAAGATGAATCGTTTAAATTGTAATAATAAATGTACATATTTACGGCCTCGCCTGTACTATTTCCAATATTATGAACTAAAGAAATTGAGGCGTCGCTTGTTGATTTTTTTTCTTGAAAAGTTCCGTTAGATTTCATATATTCAAACGCCCAACGATAGTTTGAACTTTCATAACTACTACCTCCGTCGTTTGACAATCTTGTAACAAACGCTTTGTTATCGTCGGTAACGTGCGCATTTATCAATTCTAATAAATGAATGTTGTAAATAGATCCTTTTATGTTTGTAAAATCTATTGTTGAAACGCTTGAAACTGTTTGACTTTGTATCAATTCTAATGATCCACCCCAATTGCCGTCTTTTTTTAATTGCAATATTTTACTTGGAGAATAAAGTCCAATGTTTTGTTTTACATTATTTGGTTGCGTACCTAGATAAGCCATTAATAAGCTCCTTTAGGTTTGACGCAAAAATGAAACGTTGTACTCGGCACTAGACGCAGAAGAGCATAGCCCCTGCAATTTATCGCCTGTTTCTAAAGTAACTTTAGTTGTAATTTCAATTGTAGTTCCAAAAGGTAACGAAACATTGTTTAAAATATGTCGCAATGTTCCACCCGATTTAGTAACGCTTAGATCAATAGTTACG